GACTTCATTTTCAAGAAAGCGCCAGATTATGCAAAGGCAAAGGGAAACCTTGCACAATTCGAGGCATTTAAACATAGCCTTAAAGCTATTGAAATGTCTAAGTCAGAAGCAACAACGATTGGGGGCAAAGAGATGGATGCGTATAAATCGCAGGCTTATCAGGAGTTATGTGAGGCCATTGGTTTGGCGACTGAGGAAACAGAAGCACTTAGATGGCAATTAGAAAGTGCCAAGATGCGTTGGGAAACATGGAGAACCGAACAAGCTAATAATCGAAACATTGACAGGATGACCCGATGAGAAAAAAAGGAACAAAAAACCTTAACCCTTATATTAGGGAAGGTACTGATATGAATATTGATGATATTGCTAAAGAATTAGGTTTATCAAAAACAGAAGTAGAAACTGCATTAAAAGGAATTTTTTATAAATTTAGAAAATATATAAAAAACAATAATTTGCAAAAAGAACACTACTTATGATTCATTATCACGGGTTGCCTATAACGCCAGCTACTGTTGCTAATTATGCTGTTCAAGCCGGTCATGCCTTTGTGTCTTATGCCCATTCAGACCAGATTGGAACTGCGCTAGAAGTATGCCAATCTTTTGCCATAGACAATGGTGCTTTTAGTGCTTGGAAAAGTGGCAAACCTATTACTAATTGGGATGCTTATTATGATTGGGCATTAAACCTAAAAAAAGTACCATCTTGTGATTTTGCTTGTATTCCAGATGTAATTGATGGCACGGAAGCTGATAATGATGCGTTGTTAGAAGATTGCCCATTACCTAAATGGTTTGGCGCACCAGTATGGCATATGCACGAATCACTTGAAAGATTAGAACAGTTGGCTAATTACTATGTTCGTGTTTGTATTGGCAGTTCTGGTGAGTACGCTACAGTTGGTACTAACGCCTGGTGGTCAAAAATGGGTCAGGCTATGCGTGTAATTTGCGATGATATGGGTAGACCAATATGTAAACTACATGGCCTAAGAATGTTAGACCCAGCAATATTTACTAAATTACCATTTTCTTCTACAGATAGTACAAACATAGCTAGAAATGTAGGAATTGATAAACATTGGCGAAATGGTAATTATCCACCACCAACTAAAGAGGCTAGGGCGCAAGTAATGAGGGCTAGAATTGAAGCTCATAATGCACCAGTTACATGGAATTTTATGCAAGTAGAACAAGAGGGCTTATTTTGAAACTTACACAAACATTCCATTTTGATGCTGCACATACTTTAAAAGGTAGGTATGTTGATGTCCATACTAAAATGCAATCAGAAAACATACATGGGCATACTTATCATGCAAGCATTTCAGTCATAGGCGAACCTGATGAAAACGGCATGGTTAAAGATTTTGGACATTTTAATTGGGTAATTGACCCATTAAAAATACGACTAGACCACAAATTTTTAGATAATGTGGAAGATTTAGGCAGACCAACTTTAGAAAATTTATGCCTTTACATTGCTAATTTTTGTAAAGATGTTAAAGGTTTATGTGAAGTAACTGTTGAACGCAAATCTTCTGGCGACAAATGCACATTGGAAATTAAATGACTGATTATTCTGAAAATTACCTGCGTATACAAAAGTTACTTAAATGCTATCACAACGCTACACTTAAAAACAAATATGAAACAGCTACCAAGATAGCCCATGATTTAGCAGAAGAAACCATTAAGCTAGAGTTTGCTACCTATGACCAGGTGAGGAAAACTTGGTTAAGCTAATGCGTAATCTGTTTACTAGGGTTGTAGACTATGGTGAACTATTAGGGTTAATACCAGGTAATGAAAGGTTTTCCCCTAGCGATATAGATGGTATATGTGAAAGAAACGGGCAGTTTTTGATTATGGAGTGGAAACGCCCCAAAGATGAGGAATACGAAGGAGAAAAGGTAAGTTATGGTCAGCAAAGGCTATTGCAATCTTTAGCGGCAAAAGAAGGTTTTATTGTTGTGATTATTTATGGTAAAACTGACAATGAAATGCAAATAGAAAAGTTCTTTAGAGTTCAGCCTGATGGCCCATGTATTCAGTTAGGCATTGGTACGGATATGTTTAAAAAGTTTTATCAACAATGGTATGAACTAGCTGATGGCTACAAAAAATGAAGCGAAGTCACTCAATAAGATTGCAAACCTCGGATGTATTTTATGCTCCGAAGTCCTTGGGATTGAAGGCAGCCAGGCAGAACTCCATCATGTACGCAGATATGGAAATGTTCGGTCTGCATCCCCTGTGCTTGCATTATGCCCTGAACATCATCGGAACGGAAACGATAGTATTCACCGAATGGGTGTCAAAGGTTTTGAAAAAAAATGGGGAATATCCTGTGAGGAGTTGCTGGAACGACAAAGTAAGAAACTTGGAGAGGATATTTAGCGATGACGACATTCACTACGGCAGACCGATTGGCAGTTGAAGCTACAACTCTAGCGGGTCAAACCCCAATTCAGACGAGATACGGAAGGCTCTATTACGAAACTCCTTATCATGGTGCGTCCACTTGTTTGTTTTGTGACGGCTCATGTGTATACATTCGTGGCATAAAACACGAATCACCGTGTCAAGATGACCACACTTAGCAGACGAGATAGTAATGGTATGTTCGTAATCTTCACCTGTATCGTATAAATAAGTACCCATTACTTCTTTATCTTTATCCACAATAAAATCAATTTCTTCAGGTAATGGCATAGCCCACCTGTCAAATGGTTTCATGCAATAAATTGCCGAATACAAATTGCGAATAATTGCAGGCGTTAGTTTCATACTTGGTGTATTTTTCCTCGAAACTCTACTTCATCCTCACCCCATACTCTAATTATTTCAGGCTGCAACAGTTTGCTGCGTTCAAACGACAGCATTACAAAACCGCTATTCCAATCTCGACTTTGGTCTTCTGCATAAGAAAATTGTTGTCCATTAATATCGGCTAAAGTACCTGTCTGCACTCCCCAGCGTGTGCCGTTGTAATCATTAAATGGAATAGCTGAAAGCACATGAGTATGCCCTGTAATCATGTTAACACCTGAATTGACAGCGTTATTTCTGCCACCTGTCCATCCACCTTTCCAACGATGTTTAATACAAGTATCTTCATTTACCCAAAAAGACCAACAAGGATTCCACATAGGAAAGTAATCTTTAAGGCTAGTGCCACGCACACCCTCAAACGATGGAAGGTTGGCAATAATAGACATTTCTAGTCTTTGGTCATGGTTACCAATAGGCCAAAATAATTTAGCGCCTTTAGATACGGCTTCAATTTCACCCAAAAAATACTGACAAGCATCTAATTCTTCTTTAACGCTAGGTATTTTTGCCCAATCTTGGCGTGGGAATCGACTTAAATTAGCACCGTCTAGGGCATCGCCATTACATACCACAGCAGTCGGCTTGTACTCTTTAATCATCTCTAAGAGTGCTTTAAATGCGGTAGTGGTTTCGTCAGGCCAAAAGTGTGCGTCACTAAATACAATAACACGCCCCTTTTCTATATCCATTCCCCTTCTAGTATGTCCAGGAGTTTGATTTATTTTTTTTATTAGATTTGGATTGACAGCCGAAAATGTCTCTAATTTGATACCTAATCTTGATTCTATTGAACGCCTACGGGAATAGACATTGCGGATATTAATTTTATTAGCTTTAGAGAATGCTTCAGGGCTTCTTAATTCATTCCAAGAGGCAATCCATTGTTCATCCGTTAAATAATAGCCAGCCATTAAATTTCCCCTATAATCAATAAGTTATCAAATACTAACTGAATAATATGTCATTTGCTAAAAAAGTAGATAAAAACCAAGCATCCGTTGTTAAAGCGCTACGAGATAATGGTGCTGATGTCTACTTATTACACATGGTCGGCAAGGGAATTCCTGATTTACTTGTAGCTTATGAAGGCCATACTATTTTAATTGAAGTAAAAGATGGCGCACATAAAGTCTTTACCCCAAAACAAATAAAGTTTATTACCGGCTGGAAAGGTGGTCATTTGTATAGGGTAAATTCAAGCGAAGAAGCTGTAGATGTTTTAAAATCATTAAAACTGGAGTGATTTATGACTGAAACCAAAAATGTTGCTATGTTTGCTGCTACTTTGTTGCATAGCGCAACGAACACGCACTTTTTCCATTGGTCTACAAACTCTTATTCCCAGCACAAAGCATTAGGCAAATACTACGAAAGCATTGTGGATTTAGTAGATAGCTATGTAGAAGCCTATATGGGCTGTTATGAACAGGTCAAAGAATTCCCAAGCGTCTATCACCAACCTAAAGACGCACTTAAATACATGGAATCATTAAAGAATTTTGTTGGTGAAGCCAACGCAGATTTGCCGCAAAAACAAGAATTAGTCAATATTGTTGCCGAAAT